GAGGGATAATTTTTATAGGCTTTCAGCGTACCTACTTTATGTTGGTGACCAAATCCAACGACTAACCTTATCAGTGAAAGTACCTCATGTACTATCTTATAACAGCAAGTAAGCACCATTAAAACGTATGCCTACTTGCGTTTCGTTATACTCAATTTACCAGCTCTTACTAAAAGTATGTTCATTTTTATAAACAATTATACCACCTTCTATTTTATGATTAATTTCCTCAAACATATAGTTGTCTAAGTTAAAAATATCATATAGTTCAGATATTGATATACCTCTTATTGTATTGTTACACGCATCATTATTCATCCTACCCCATATATCTTTAAAATAAGGTATTAACTCTGGTTTAACTCTATCGTCATTTGGAAATGGTATAGATAATAATAAACCATCTACAACACCATACAAAGGAGTTCCATAAGCAATGAAGTTAAATTTACCATTATAATATTCTGGTATAGGATAGTTATAAAATAAGTAGTATTGTAGTTTTTTCCACTTAAAATATTCATCATCCTTATGAAAAAAAAGCTGACCAAACTCGCTTTTACCAGAAATTTCTGGTCTAGAAAAGAAAAAATTATCCATATTATTTAATTAAAATTTAAACTGAGTATAACAAAGTGTAAAAAACATTAAAACGATTTTTTACACTCAACCGTTAGTGTGCATTTTAATTCTTACACGCCTTTAATCCATCCCCATTACAGTCAGGGCATTTATCCCATTTTCCGTATTTATCCCAATCCACTACTCCATTAGGGATAGTTTTGTCATTCACATCTATATAAATCACATTACCTGTACCTTTACAAAAAACGCACACTAACAGCACATTTGCAATAGGCGGGGCTTTCTGTTCCGTTGAAAGTTTTTCGTTATTATTAAGTTCTGTTTTCATATCAATTTTTTTTAGTTATTAATCCCGCCCATCGCAAATCTGCAAAACGTTATAAACCATATTAAAAGATGAACCATCCAAAGAACTTTTCTAAATATGGAAGTATTCCTAACCACATTATTAGCTTAAATAACCCTATACCAATCCATTTACCAACATTCGCTGATACTACCACAATCAATAAACCAAAGAAAATACGGCTTATAACAGCACCTATATTCAATTGCGGTTTTTGTGGTTCATTCAAGTTTTCATTTTCTAATTTCATTTTATCTTAATTTAAAGTTTTCGTTTTCAAAGTCCGCAACTAAATATAGCTGCAAAACGTTATAAGTAATAAAATAAAAATTATGAGTTTTTTATTTGTTCACCTCTGTCTTTTATAACCAAATCAAATTTACGTTCAACACCATGGTTTGTTTTTTCCATAATTTTATTTTTTAATCCCACCATCTATTGATTTTTTTTGCCATGATTCTAAATACTAAATCCTTAGCTTTTTCTTGTCTTAAGTCACCCATAATCATAGCAACTAATTTTTTATCATTATGGTCAGTGGTAAATCTTTTTTGATTTTCTTTAATAAAGATAATTGCTCGTTTATGCCATGTTGGAAACTTTCTAAAATACGAATCAAAATCTTCACTGATAGTATTAATATTTATTTCACTATAACCTGGTTTATCTTCAATATCTGTAAATACCATTTCACTTTCATGATAATCAGTATATTCTGAATCGTAATAAGAGTCTTTAACTTTATTAATTAAATCAGCACAAATTAACATATCTTTAGCATCTTCTTGTGCCCTAGTATGTCTATCCTTCCTACCGATATAATTAGATTGTCTCCTTAATTTAAATTCAATAATCTGATATATAAACCAAGAGTCCCAATCCCTATCTTTCCAAATTATAGGTAACCAAGCCCATAGATTACTAATTCCTATTTTTAAGGTTCTAAATATTCTCATTTAATTATTATTTCTATGGTAATCTTTTATTTTATCAAGTAATGCTTGATTGAAATTTGTAAACCATTTTGGGTTACACTCTTTTGGTGTTATATGTGCTAATTCACCAGATTTATAAGTGGAACGAATACCACCTTTATAATGTCTGATGCTACCATCAGCTTCAATAATTTCAGTTGCAACATCTTTGTGCTTAAAACCCATTACTGAATCAAATATTTTAAAATCACTTCTTGACATTTTTATTTAATTTTAAATTTAATATTATCGAATCCTGAGAATCCGTTTAACTTATTATATGTTGTTGACATAAACATGCCAATTAATTGAGACACAGCAACGCAAAGTGCCTCATTAGTGTATTCACTTGGTGGATGAATTAAAACCTCACTAGATAGGTCCGTAGTGTATTCAAATGTGAAACCATTGAAATCATCTAGTACTCTTTGTTTTCTTTCAACTTCGGTTAAATATTTCATATTACAAATATACTAACTATTTTTTAATTAACCAAATTTTGTTTTAACATTTTTTGTAACTCAGATAAATCATTATCTCTACCTTGCTGATTACCGTAATAAAGATATGAAGAACAATCTTCATCGAACTCAATTGAGTTCCCACTAACTTTACCTTCAGTTGGATTCCAACCTTTTGAAACTAACTTCTTAGCTTCTTTTCCCAATTCTAAATTTACAAACGTATACATAACTAATTGTTTTATTGTTTATACAAATATAATGATTATTTTTCAATTAACCAAATTTAATAAGAATATTTTTAATCTCGACCAATATATTCATCATCGTTAGGTTGTTGGTAATTGTAATTACCTCTACCATGTTCATGTTTTTCAATCTCATCATCTAAATCCATCATTTCTTCTTGATTCGGGTCCTCAACACTTTCTACGTCATCCATCACACCATCACCAGGTTTTGGAATATATTGTGTTGTTATCGCTGGACTCAATGATTTACCTATTGGTATCAATATTTTATTTGATAAAAATAAAATAAAAGCAAATGCGGCTAATCTAATAATACCATGTTGTATTTCATTGAACAATCTATTACCAAAAAACATTAGGAGAATATTCAATATAACTAACGCTGTATTAATATAACATAATTTATCAACAAACTCAGCACCAAACATTTTATAAAAGAATAACCAACCAACAAATCCGAAGTGGTAATCAATCATAAAATATACATAACCAGCAATTGCGAATATGTTAACTCTAACTCGGTCCAATTGCATTTGTTCCCAATTACCAAATAAAAGTAAAAATGCATATACAAATAGCATTATTATTGGGAATATAGATGCTAGCACACCCAATAATAATATCATAACAATCAAGGTGCCACCCTTTACCATTATTAAATCACTAAACGTTAATTTGTTTACCCCTATAGTACCACCGAAGCCGAATACTTGGTAAAATTTGATTCCATCATTTTCCATATCTCTTATTTTTATAAAACAAAGATAATATAAATAAATAACATTTCCAAATATTATGACAAAAAAAAAATCCACTTTCGTGGATTTATTAATTTTTAACCTACTTTACCCCCGCCAGGATATTTAGATAATACTGTTCTAACTCTATCTACTTCATCTTTTGTGAATCGATAAGTACCACCTTCTTCATTTTGTTCTTGATTTAATTTTTTGTATGGTAATCTAGTGTAAATTTCTTTTTCACTGAATCCAGCTTCCCTGAATATACCAACTTGTTTGATTGAATCATGTTTTTTAAAGAAGTTTATAATATCATCATATTCAACTTTAGTTTCACCATCACCTTCTTTATCATCGTTGGTACCATCACGTTTAATTTTAGGTTCTTCTTTATTATCTTCGAATAAACCATTCAATGATTCTCTTAACATTTTTTTAATATCAGACTCACCCAGATTTTTAAGGGCCTTTTCTTTTGTTACCCAACCATGACCCTCTTTTTCATCAAGAATGTATTTTAATACATCTATTATTTCTTCTTTACTTGAAATTGAATCTCTAATAACTGACTTTAAATCGTTATATAATTTATTATTTTGGATATCTTCTTTAATGATTTTTTGTTCCAATTTACCCAAGTCTTGTTTGTTAAGTTTGATTATGTTTTTCATAATTAGTGTATTATTTTATTAATAAATATCTATAAGTTACTAAAAACACAAATAAAAAAACCCCATAAGGGGTTTTAATTAATTCTGAAATAATTCCATTTTGATGCCTCTTCGATTCATGTTTATTTTCATGATTTTTAAAGCTTTCTTTCTAACTTGCCTAACACCTTCTCGACTCATATCAACTTTATACCCAATTTCAACTAAACTTAATGGTTCATGACCATTTAACCCATAGGTTAAAGTTATGATTTCTTTTTGTCTAAAATCCAGTGTTGTCATGATTGAATCCAATACTGATTGTAAGTCATTATTATTAACTAAATGGTCAGCACTTAATGAATTATCATTTTCAAGTACATCAATCATTGAACCACTATCCGAATCACTAGTGAATGGTGTGTCTAATGACATAACTGACATGGTATCTAAACTTAATAACATATTAATGTTATCAAAATTCAAATCAGAACCTTCAAGACCAACTAAATCTTGAGCAGCTGTTGGTCTTTGATTGATTTGTTCAAGACCAGACATTTCTCTTTTAAGTTTGTTTAATTCAGTAATTCTATTTATTGGAATTCTAACGGTTCTAGAATACTTGTTCATGTAATCTGTCACATTTTTTCTTATATACCAAACAGCATAAGATATGAATTTGAAACCACGACTTGGGTCGAACTTTTGAGCAGCTTCAATTAAACCATAGTTACCCTCATTAACCAATTCTTCAAGTGGTGATTTAGCATTGGTATATTGTTTAGCCACACTAATTACAAACTTTAAATTTCTCTCAATCAATTCATTTAAAGCATCGGTATCACCATTGAAAGCTTTAATCGCACATTGATATTCTTCATCTGCGGTTTCAAATGATTTGATTGCTCTAACATCTATTAAGTATTGAGCAAATGCTTTTGATGATGTTCTGTCTGTAATTTTTTGGCTAATTTTTAATTGTCTCATATATTTATTTTAAATTTTTACGTTAAGTTCTCGTTCTAAATCACGTTTTTTAATCGAATCTCGTTTATCGTGAAGCTTTTTACCTCTGCATAGTGCTATTTCAATTTTTATTAAACCTTTGTCGGTAATAATAACACTAATTGGTACTATTGTCAACCCTTTTTGCTCTACATTTTCATTTAATTTTATTATTTCTTTTTTGTTCAACAATAATTTCCTTAACCTGGTTGGTTCATGATTCGTATGAATGCCACTTTGTTTATATTCAGATATATTCATACCCTTAATAAACAATTCATCATTTTTGATGTAACAATACCCCTCAGAGATTGATACCTTATGATTACGTATTGATTTTACTTCACTACCAATTAGCTTGATACCAGCCGTTAGTTTATCAATAAACTCATATTCAAATGAGGCTTTCTTATTTCGTGTTATAACTTCCATAATTAATTTTGACAAAGGTAAGGATAATAAAGACATTATCCAAATATTTTTAATGTTTTTTTTATTTAAAATGTAATGTGGATGTTTCAGTAATCCTAATCATCTCATTTTCAAACCAATCTTCTATGGTGGTTGCTAAAAATTCTATATCATAATGTTTATTTAATTCAGATATAATATTATTAGTGTTAACAATTTTACCAGACATTTTTGAAATAACCCAATTTGTGGGACCTAATGTAACTTTATATTTGTATTTTAAAAAATCTAATACATCGATTTTAGCATTTTTCTCATTAACTGTATACCAATTCAACATAAAATCATATAGTAATTCACCATCGACTTTATCTATTGCTATTGAATCATTAATATTTCTATATAATATGGCAAATGAAATACTAGTTTCATCTAGCGTATATTTGTATTTAAATTTTGAGCCAGTAAATAGGTAATGTTTATTAACATACCATAAAACAAATTCAGATTCGGTCATAAACCTTTAAGTATGTTATTAATTTCTATACAAGTTTCGTAATCTTCAATGCGTTCAAAATAAGCAATTGAAAAGTTTAAGTGTGATGACCAATCTGATTTTTCAACGTTTATAGTAATGACATCATCATTAACCATTAGGTTGGCAACATTGGCTATTTTTTCATTATTTTTTATTGAGTTTTTAATTTCATTTAGAGTTTCAGTAAATAATAAATCCTTTTCATTTTGAATGAAATTAATAATTTCTCTATAACTTTCAAATTCAAGATTTATAGCCACTAATTTAAATTAAAATCAACCCCGTTATCATCACCATCATCATTTGATATATAAACCCCTTCAATTTCATCACCAAATTCATCTAATACACTAACATCTATCTTACCATCACCATAATACGTGATGTGTACGATGTATTCGCCAAAATCAAATTCTTTGGTAATAGGTTTGCTCATATTAATAAATATCTAGCACACTCATGTTAATTTCTTTTTTTTCTAAATCTACTGTCTTAATAATAATTTTTATTTCATCACCTAATCTCATTTTTCTACCAGTTATTTCTTCAATAAAACAATGGTTTTTAACATCAGGTGTCCAAGTTCTATAACCTATATCTGATGATTTAACTAACCCCTCACAACCATTTTCTGGTATTTCAACGAATATACCATAGTCTTGAACTGAAGTTATTACACCAGTATATATTTTACCTAATTTATCCATCAAGTATTGACATTGCTTATACTTAATGCTATCTCTACTAGCTTTTTGTGCTACCCTTTCTCTTTGAGAAAGATGTGCTGCCATTTTTTCTAATTCATCAGATTTATACTTCATTTTGCAAATATACTAATTTAAAATCAAATTATCAATATTTTTAATATAAAAAAAGATATTTATAAATGATGAGAATTATGACATTTGAGAATATCAATAGATTAAGTAGTATGTACTACTTAAATAAAGCAATTAATGAATCTAAATTGCTTGTCGAATCATACCCAAATGTTAATTCTTTATTATTAGAAGCTGATGATGATTCAGCATCTTATGAATGGGATTTTGTTAATAATAAATTCTATGATAGAGTAAATAATATTGAAACTGATATTAAAAAATCAGCATCATATGTTAGAACAGCTGAACAAGGTATAGATTTCATTAAGACATTAGTTGCTAAAGTTGCTGAATTACCAGATAAATTAAAATCTCGTGTTGTTAAGGTAGCAATAGCATCAATGGTATTAACAATGGGTTATAATCAATTGGTTGATGTTGACAGCAAAGTAGATGCTTTACCTAAAAACAATGTAGTAACGATGGTTGGTGACCTATTAGATAATGCTATAACTAAAAAAGAAGTACCACAAAAAGCCGAAAAACCTGTAGTAAAAGAAAAGTTTTCAAATAAAATAATTGATTTATTAAAAACTCATGAAGGTATTGGTGGTAAACCAGTACTTACCGCTTATAATATTGGTGACGGTGCATATACAATTGGGTACGGTCACGCTGTATTTAAGGATATTTCTAGAGGTGATAATAGTAGTAGTTATGATTTCTTAGTATCATACGATGAGTATGAAAAAATGAAACAAAGAGGTGAAAAGGTAACCATAACACCAGAACAAGCTGAACAATTATTAAAAGATGATGTTAAAATAGCTGCTGAAGGTTTAGATAGATTGTTGAATGAATGGAAAGCTGATGGTGTTAACCCTAAAATAACTCAACCTATGTATGATGCTATGGTTTCAATGATTTATAATATGGGTGTTACCACATTTAGAAAAAGTGAATTTATTCAATTAGTAAAACGTGGTAAATTTAAACAAGCTGCTGAAGCAATTAAAAGCACCAGCAGCCAAATGTTTAGAAAATATCCAGGATTAATAGTTAGAAGAGGTGATGAGTCTCAAACATTCACAGGTAATTACCCAACGTAACCATCGTTACCCAATACACCACTAATTATTCTATGGAATATTAAATCAGGATATCTTCTGATTGGGCTAGTTGTATGCATATAAAACTTAACACCTAAACCATAATGCCCTATATTTTTAGTTTGATAATTAGCTTTGGTCATACATCTAACTACTAAATTATTAATTATATTTTCTTCTGGTGTATCTTTAACTTCTTTAAGTAACCCATTTAATTTATCCTTAATCTTATTATCATCAGATAAGTCTAATTTATAACCAATCAATTCTATAAATGTTTTTAGTGATTCTAATCTAGTTGGGTCTGGTTCATCATGTGTTCTATGCAATGTCACAACACCTTTTTTTGTTACGTATTCACAAACTTGTCTGTTTGTTAAAACCATAAATTCCTCAATCAACCAATTTGATTCTTTTTGCTCAGTAAAATAAACACCAAGTGGGTTTCCATTTAAATCTAAATCAAACTTAACTTCAGAACCTCTAAATTTTAATGAATTTTTATCACTTCTAATTTTTCTTATCTTACTAGCATATTTATGTAAATCTAATATCGCTCTTTTTAAGTCTTTATTATAGATATCACCACCATAAATTACTTTTTGAACTTCACCGTATGTTAATCGATAATTTGAATTGATTATACCACGACAAAACTTTTCTTTAATTACTTTACCATTTTGGTCAAGTGTGAATATAAATGAATAAACTAATTTATCAGTATGTGGGTTAAGTGAGCAAAGATTATTACTTAATTTTTCTGGTAACATCGGTACAACTCTATCAACTAAATAAACCGATGTACCACGTTTATATGCCTCATCATCTATAGCTGTATTTGGTTTTACATAATAGGATACATCCGCAATATGAACAGCAACTTCAATATTACCATCAACCCATTGTACTGATAAGGCATCATCTAAATCTTTAGCTGTTTCACCATCAATAGTAAAAGTTAATATGTCACGCATATCTAATCTTTTAGCTATTTCTTTTTCTGAAATAACATCTGATATTAATTCAGACTCATTAATCACATTTTGTTTAAATTCATATGGTAGATTATATTCTTCCAATATACTATGAATTTCAACATCATTATTACCTGATTGACCTAATACTCTAATTACTTCACCATTAGGGTTTTTCTGATTATCACCCCAAGTTGTCATTTTCACAACAACCTTTTCACCATTAGATGCACCCATTGTTTTATTTAATGGGATGAATATATCAATATTCATTCGTTTATTATCTGGTATTAGAAAAGCATGCTTTAATGATATTTGCATAGTACCAACGAACTCAGTCTTGAATCGTTCTACAATCTCAATTACCTTACCTTCAAATTGACCATTATCAGTTTTGGTCAATTCAACTTTAACTATATCTAAATGCAATGCTTTGTTTACACTACCTTTATTGATATGTATACCCTTTTTTATATCTTGGTTTGTAACATAACCTGAACCGAATCCCGTAAGACCAATTTCACCAGTTACAATATCTCCTTTTTTAAACATCAATTTTTATTTTTTACAAATATACCAACAATAAATTAAAAAAGCCACACTAGGTGGCTTTTTATTTAAATTATATCAGTACTTTCTAGTAACGTATATGAGAATTTGTTTCCATGAATTTTTGCTGCTTTTTTACATATAGACATGAATACATCAAAGTCTTTAACTCGTTTAAACACTTGACACCCTTCGCTCCAATTTTCTACCCATGTTGAATCTTGACCAGCTTTATGAATATTAATCCCAAACATACCTGTATCAACTATAGCTTCAGAGAATACATTATTCTTATCACCATCACGATAAACCTTTACGTTACCATTTCTTTGACAAAGTGCTTCGTATTTACCTTGATGTTTATCAATTGTCCAAACAGAACGATATTGTCCAGGTACTAACCTAGCAACACCTTTAGAATTATGGAATTGTTCAACCCCTTTTTTACCAGGGTCAACTGTTGCGTTCCAACAATAAAATTTCCAAACACCATTTTCTTTAAATGATATTGTAATGAAATCATCAAATACATTTGTTACCTTATCAGCAACAGATGGTGCGTTATTTCTTACCCCTACGATGTTCACATCGTAATCTTTAGTGCCTTCAAACCATACGTGTCCTTTAGATTTTAAAGCGTTTTCAATTTGTTCTTTAGTATACATATCTTATTTTTTTAACCAACCGTAATATTTTTTTGTTAGGGCATTTCTATGGTCTAAACCATTTGTACCACCATTAACTCTTTTTGTAAGTGATAAAATTGTTGCATCACTAACTCCTTTGTCACAAATATCCCATAATTTATTTTTATCAAAGAAATAAATTGCTGATTCAAATGCAAAATCTTCAGCAACTAAATCTGGGTTAGTCATAATCTCAGGTTTTTTCAAGTAATCTGAAAATGATTTGTAATTTGCTTTACCAGTCAATTGTAATGCACCTCTACCACGGAATTTCCAACCATCTTTAGATGCCTCATTACCATTACCCAATCTGTCACCATAAACTCTTGATGCAATTTTTTCTGGGTTTCTAGCGTAAGACTCTTCTAGATTATCTGGGAAATATTTACCAAATGTAGTTTGCAACCCTTTAGCTGAATAATTTAAATTTTCACTAAACAATTTGAACTCACCAGTCTCATGTGCTGTTTGGGCAAAAAAGTGCGCAGCTTTTTCTGGTGTCATTTTGTAAAATTCCATGGCTTTTTTTAATGTGTTTGGTCCGAATGAACCATCTGGGGTTACCCCAATTTTTTCTTGCAATTTTTTTAAACTCATAACTATTCTCTTTTAAAAATAAATATGAGTAAAAATACAAAAGGAAACCTATTGGCTCCCTTTTTTTTTACTTTGTTGCATCCGTTATATGATGAACAATTACTTTTAATTTTTGTTTACTGGCCCAATCCTGAAATACTGGTAAATGGTCATCCCTATCTTCCCAGATTTCAATTTCTTCTAGACTTGGGTTGTTATTAACTAATTTATCCAATACTTCTATTTTAAAGTCAGCAGTATCTAAATTACCAGTTTTATAGATATAATCGTTAAACTTTAATCCCTTACTGTTTAATATATCAGTAACCAATTTACCAACACCAGCATGTCTACCAGTTAATAATAATACCATAGTATCTGGTCTACTAGATTGTTCTTTATAAGCTGATAATGTTTTTGGTATTGGGTTGTTATCAAAGATATTTTTACTCAATCCAAGTTCTTTATTAACACCACCACCTAATTTAGGGTTCTTCTCAAAATAAATTCTACTATCTAGACTTTCAGGTCTACCCCACCAACCTTTAAATGGCCATTCAAATCCAAATTCTTTTTGCCACAAAGGTTTACCACTTTCTGGTGTATCAGTATCAATTAATGTTCCGTCAAAATCAAATATAGCTACTCGTTTGATAGTTTCATCAATAACACCTTCCCTTAATATCATTCTAATTTTATCTTTCATTTTACAAATATACAAATAAATATTTAATTTTCAAAAGGATACTCCTTTTTTGTTCCATCAGCCATTGAATAAACCACTTTAGTTACAACAACCTCAACTGGTTCAATGTCTTTAAATTTATCAACATATTTATCAATTTTATCTGGTTTGATATAGGCAATCGTTGCGTGTGGGTGGTAATCTGGGTATGATGTAGTATGTGGGAATTTAGTAAACTTTTTATTTTCACTATGTAAATCTTCACTTTCCACGTCAAATTTTAATACACCAAACTTTGGATTATTAAATGATGATACTTTTTGCATCTTCAATTCTGGTTTTTTTAAACCATTAATAACCTTTTCAATATCTTCTAATGGTATATCACTATGTAATCCATATAACACTGTAACATGTGGTTCAGTTTCAAACCCATATCCTCTATCACCATCTTCACCAAGATATAAATCTTCCTTATCAATCATTGATTCAAGATTATTCCAATCTTCTTTATTCACATCTAAAAATACCATAACACAACCGTATTCAAACTTATCGCTGTGTTTACCTTCATTTATTTTTTTTCTAAATATACTTTTAATAAAATCTTTCATATTAATAATAATACTATTAATGAACCAACTATTAACCCCCAAATAAAACTATTGAAATTTGATTTAGTTTTTGGTTTTGATTCTTTGTTTGTTATTAGTGCACCAGAAATCCTTTTTGTAGCACTACCTATTAGTTTCATATCAATAGCTCCGTGCGCATTTATTGTTTGTCTTAAAGCACCTTTTATTCTATTTCGCTCAACTACTCTTTCTTTATTTAACTTCTCAATAGATTTAATATTAATGTCCTCATATTTCATGAAGACATTAATAATTTCATCGCTAGTAATTGTTTTATTTTTTAATAATTCCTGAACTTCAAGGTCAATTTTTTTTACTCTCCTACTCATTAGTTTAAGGTTGTAAATTCTCCATTTATGAAGTTTATGTGTTGAGCTCTACCGTCTGTATGTATTATAATATGTGATTGTAACCATGTACTTGCACCTTTATTATAACCAACTCTTAATTTAGTTGATGTTCCAACTGCGATTGCACCATCTTTTCTACCTGGACTATGATAATGACCAACAACAATTTTAGTATTTAATCTACGGAATTGTAATAATGAACCACGACTACCATTAGAACCGATATCACCATGTTGTCCAAGTTCCCAATCCTTAACTCTATAAGATTCACTTCTACCTAATGTTTTAAACTTAGGGAATCGCTCATTTATAATTGATGGGATAACCCCTTTAACACTATATGGGTCTCTACCATACTGCTCAAGTAATAAGTCACTATATCGCATATATAATCTTGAGTTCTTGAAAGTTGGTTGTTTCTTCCAGTCTTCATTCTTCAACCATCGGTCTAAGAAATCATCATGGTTACTTCTAACAACTACAACATTATCATATTTTTCAAATGCTTGTAACCCAGTTAACATATTTTCAACCTCTTTTTCCAAATCATTAGTACCAGCAATTTCTTTACCGTATTGAATAAATGGGTCTTTCATTTCGTGATGTGATATTGAATTACCATCAAATACATCATGTAAAATAACATGTTTAGGTACTAGTTTATCCATTAGTACCATAGTTGAATCAAGTACTACTTGGTCATGATGACCATAGTGAATATCACCCAATACTATAGCTGAAACTTTATCCAATTCTTTAATTAACCCATTTTCAACTCTAAAGTATAAATCACTAAAGTTACCAGTTTTGTCATCAGCAGTTACTTGTCTAGTAAAGAAAATTTCATCATCTTTTATTTCAACAATAACAAACCCAAAGGTATGGTGGAAATCACCAGTTTTACCAGCTTTAGAGTCAGTATAGTTCTTTTTAGTAATAGAACCAGTAGTTAGCATCATTTTTGGTCTACAACCTTCTAAAACTGGTATCATTTCTAATTGTACTTTTGGACTACCAAAGACACATGAATTAACACCACTCAAAGCCTGTAAACCAGTCATTGGATTTACCGCTGTTGGTTGAATTTTAATATCTGATAATATTGATACAAACTCATGGATATCATGTCTATTAGCATCTAAATACTTAATGACTTTACTGTCCCAATTTTCCTCTTGTTCTTGGTTTTGTGACCATATTGATGTTGGATTTTTATATCTACCAGCAATAACGTGAATATCAGCGTTGATATAATCAGCATATGCTTCAATATTCTTAAGGAATCCAGAATGTACTGGAGTGTTATTTTGAGCCCATGTGATGATAAATCTTTTTTTGTTTTCATCATGTACTCTAGCTTTGGCTTTTACATACTGTTCTGGTTCAATATCAACCTTTTCTTTTAATGATAATCTTTCAGAACACCATTTACGTATTGTTCGTTCACTAACACCGAATTCATCACCAAGCATTGCTGCTCGTTTTTCCCATGATGTGGAGTCTTTGTCATTGTAAACTTCACGTATACGGTCTTTTTGACTTTCAGTTAAATTTTTAAATTTCATAATTTTTAATTAAAACTATTGTTATAATGCTGAAGTAGTTTAGAAAGCTTTAATTTAGCTTTAAGTAAGTTAGTTTTTGATGTACTAACATTAATACCGAGTTTATCAGCAATTTCATTGTGACTATAATTTTCAATATAGTATAATTGGAATACTTTTTTTTGTTTTGGACTTAGGTTTGATATCGCAACATTTATATCGTTAGACATAATTTCTTCAAAATTATCAATTACATCTGTATTTATAAAATATGAATTTAGGTTATTCAATTTATCTTCAGAAATATCAGTGGTATCTCGTCTTTTTCGTATAGAATCTATAACACTATTTTTACTAACCATCTTAACCCATGCGGAAAATTGTGCTGGTGATTTACCTTTAAATGTGTCTAACTTATTCATTAACTTTAAGAATATATCTTGCGTTAAATCTTCAGCTTCATGTAAATTACTAATATATTTTTTACAAACATTTAAAACAGTATAATAGTATTTTATATATAATGCTGATTGGTAAGATTTATCATTATTTTTACAACCATCTATGATTTCAAAAATATCAGTTTTGTTATTAACAAGTAATTCTCGAACCATATATGTCTTTTAACATTTCACAAGCTTCTTCTTCTGTTTGTGGATTTCTTTTAATAACACTTAGTGTTGCACTTAATATTGAACACGCTGATTTGAGACCAGCTCTATCATCTAAGAATATATTATAAAATAATTTACCACTACCACCATGTAATTCAATTATATTTTCATTTATTGTATCAAATGGTATATTGTTTGAATTTAAATATTCACCCATTTCATCATATCTGCTGACTGGTGAGCAACTATATACTATAAATTTAGCACCATATTTTTTAGATTCTCTCAATAAATCAATAACAAAATCAAACTCATATCCAAGGTTATGGTAATCAAATACTGTATTATCATAATCATATGCTATGATTAATGATTTATGGTTAACCCATTCTTTAACTAATCTTTTAATTGCTGATATGTCAGCAACATATGGGTCTTTATTTTTATTTCGCATTTTTGATTCTATCTAAATTTTGTATAGTAATAATTTCTTTCACTTCTTGATATGAGATTGGTCTAAAACCATTTGAATCAACACCAATGTCCATTTGATTTGGTGACAATCTTTTGTCACCATCTAACATACCATGAACATGACCAAATAATTGCCATGAACCTCTATGTGATTTATTCCAAGATAACATTGGGTAGTGACATAATATGATATCTTGAAAACCATCTGACACTTCTTCATCTAATACCCTGATTTCTAATAAATCATAAATACCAGCATCAAAGTATTCTTTAGCTTCCTTACTACCAAGCACAGCTTTTTCGTGATTACCTTTAATTAATATTTTATAACCATTCAATCGATTTAATATCATAATAGCATTATTTGAACTACCAAGTGAAAAATCACCATCACAAATAATCAAATCATCTTCAGCTACCACCATGTTCCAATTATCAATCAAAGTTTGATTCATCTCTTCAACATCTTCAAATGGTCTTTTACAATATTTGATTATGTTGCTATGATTAAAATGTGTATCAGATGTAAACCAAATCTTATTAAATGGTATACTTTTTAAATCAAAATGTGTTCGATTCATATTTAAACTTTTTTTACGTAATATACCCAACCATTCTCAGAATTATTCTCAAATAAATCAGCAACACTTTGTGCTTTTTCTTCAGTATCAAATTCTAATATCTCATTATGACTATTCACTAAGAATATGTGTTGCGGTTTTCCACCTTTTTTTGTTAAAACTTTAACAATAATGTAAGCATCTTTAAATTCACTCATACTAATTTCACTTTTGGTTCAAATTTAACCCAATTTCTATCATACCATTTAGATTTATAGTGACCAGGTTCAAATTTAGTTGTGTATAATATAATATCTAATGCTGTTGGTAATTCATCAAATAATATTTGCATATCAACTATTTGAGATTCCGTTAGTATAATATTTTCATCATTTAATGGGTCGAAGTTCTCTGGTTTACCATTTAATATAGTATTCATATCTTCAAATAAATCATCACCACCGAATGGTGAATCACCATGTTCTTCATTATCATTACCCCTAGATAATATCTGATTATCTGTAGTCATTGACCATTTTAAATGCTTTATAAGCTTAATGTGGTCTTCTTTTAATTCAAATTTTATTAATGCCATACTGCAAATATATTATTTATATTTTATAAAAGCACACTTTTCTTGAAAAATATTACAAAAATCTAATTTTTTCATAGAAAAGTAACTATCACCCACTTTAAAGAAAACAGTTTCACCAAAGAATGATAATTTTTCTGGGTCCCATTTTTCCACAACAGCTAGTGGCATATTTTGTTGACCCTCGTTTGCAACTGCAACTAAAACAGATTTACTCATTATTGATTATTTTCTTCGTTTGTTAGTTCATCAAGTTGTTGATGAAGTTTTTTAACGTATAATTCTAATTGAGGTGTTGTCTGTGCTAACCCCTCATAGAACTTTATAAGATTTTTAATATCTTCAATTAATCTTTCGTTACTATCCATTACACAATAGAGTCAGTATTTGTTAGTAAGTCTTTAACCATTTGAGATAATACTTTACCATCATATTGACCAGCATAGTTTTCACTAAAATGAGCCATAATTTTACCCATATCTTTAGGTGAATTATACCCCTTTAATTGTCTAAGTAATGAAAATTGAAAGTACATATCATCCAAAGTCATTTGTTTTGGCATATACTTTTCAAGTACAGCAACTTCTAATTGGTCACCACCTGTTTCAATAATACCATCAATTGATTTTTTAACTAATTTAACAATATCCGCATCTGATAACTCAATCTTACCATTTGAAGATTGCTCACCCCTTTGGATTTCACCTTTTAATACTCTTAAGACTTTTAATGTAATTGTGTCTTTCGCTTTCATTGCAGTAACTAAATCTACACTGATTTGTGATTGTAATCCCATATAACTATTTTTTAATTTTTAAATAGTATTGATACCCATTATCATTATCAATACCGTAAAACATCCATTTAAGTAACCCTTGTTTAACTTTTTCAGTTATCTCACCCCTTTTTACTAAATCACCAAAAGCTTTGTGCCTTTCAAACCTATTGTCAGTTGTTGATTTTCTTTCATCAATTTTCTTTTCAATAGGTTTAATTTCAACTTCAATTTTTTTAGTTGTTTGTTTAACAACAGGTCTAAGTTTTGGTTGCTCTTCAATAGGTTGAATAAGCTCAGCTTGAACTTTAACTCGTTTTTTTGCCATTATCTAACTAGTTCATTCAACCTAGTTTCTAAAATAAACAATCTTTTATCAATATCTGCAATTGACATTTCAGTCTCTTTTGACATGTTTATTCCAGCGTTTTCAGCTTTTAATTTAGATTTTTCTCTGTTCAATCTGTCTCCTTCTGAAACGATTGCCTCATACATCACTGCTTTCTCCTGATTTGTCATACTTTTCTTTTAATAATTTACCAATGACATTATCTAATATCACCGATTTATCCCAAAAACCTAATTTATGGGCTTCACCAATTAATTTAATTAAACCATCTGTTAATAAATCAACATCTAAATTTAACATTTCCACCTCAATTACTTTATCAGTTGGTGCTTCTTGGTTTGGTTTACCAATTCTTATTTCATTACCATCCCTATCTGAATCGTAATCTAAAAATATTATGTTTTTCATAATTACAAATATACAATTAAAAAAACAAAAAATCAACCCTTCAGTTGATTAATATTTTATTATAAATATCGTATTTAATATTTGTCTTATATATTTATTTGTAAAATTATAGTTATGGCAAAAGCAACTAAATCTAGTAACGCATCATCTTCATTAAGAAAGGTTACTAAAAAGAGACCAGGTATTCATTCTAAGAAAAAAAGTTCTAAAAGTAAAAACTCAAAGAACTATAAGAAAGAATACGCATCTCAAGGTAGATAATTAACTACCTCGATATCTCTCAATGTTTACCCACTTGTATTCCTTTGGACCATCTGGGGTAGATATTCTTTGACATACTTCAGCCCTTATTACATTAAACATTGGGTAATCAACTAAGAATAATTCAAAACATTCTCTAGGTATAATTCTATTTGAATGATAGTCTACTAAACCATCATCACCAACAATAAATTGATGTGACTGTGCACGATGTTGGGTGTGTAAAAATAATACTGTTAGATTTTCCATTATAATGTTTGGTTGGTGAATGTGGTGGGAATCGAACCCACGGTGGAGAATTAACTCACCAGATTAAGAGTCTGGACCGTTCGCCTAGCTACGGATACACATTCAATTTAGTGCGCCTGGAGGGCCTTGAACCCTCTACCTTCCCGTTAAAAGCGGGAAGCCCGTCCACATGAGCTTCAGGCGCATAACATAGCCATTTATTGTGTCTATGTGTCTGTGTGCGCCCGACAGGGTTTGAACCTGTGACTCGTAAATTAAAAGTTTACTACTCTACCAACTGAGTTACGAGCGCATATTTCTTCTTATGACACTCGTAACTTTTACAGCCGAGTGCCCTAACGTTTCTTCTTCTTTTTTGAAATGATTGTTAAGTTTTTCATAATTTTTAATTTTATTGTTTTATATTATCTTTTTCAATAGCAATGAGTTCATTTTCTATACCCATACCATATTTAGTTGAAGCAATGCAAAATACTATAGTTGCTTCAGTAACAGCTTCAATTATTTCCTCAATTGAGGCATCTTTTGAAACATTTGTTTCCATACCCAATAATGGTATTTTTATTGTTGAACTCATAATTTATTATTTTAGTGGGGCTGGGGGGAATCGAACCTAGGTTACCCTATCTACTTCGCTTCAATGATTTGTTTGTCGACCAACGCCTCATATTCACTTTTTGACCTTAGCTGCTATAGCACCGTCATCCAGGACGGGTCGGTTCACCTCACCGCAAGCAACCCCATGTGAGCAGACGGCCAGAATCGAACTGGCATCCTCGATTTGGTAAACCGATGCACTAACCGTTGTGCTACGCCCGCATTCTATTTTTTACCTCTATCATAAGAGCTTAAAATATAACAGCCCGTGGAGCGGGTGGTGGGGCTCAAACCCACAACCCCCAGCTTGGAAGGCTAGTGCTCTAATCAATTGAGCTACACCCGCAATTTGTGCCTCTCTCTGCACCCGTCATACCCCCTTTGTATTCTGTTAATCTCCTAAAGCCTCAGCCCTTATAAGGATTTTCCTAACGGTAAAGCGGTATCAAAAACCAGTATTCATTTAATAACGTCAGTAGGACTTAACTGGAACCTCTCATTTATATCCAATCATCAACGGGTAATTAACCCATAAGGCGTAATCCATACATTGCTGCACGTCTATCCTACTTATTGGCCGATGGAGGGACTCGAACCCCCGATGTTTGTGTTCTTCCTTACAAGGGAAGTGCTGTCGCCACTGAGCCACATCGGCAAAATGATTTTTATTTCCCCCTTGAAAAGCCAAGTACAAGTCAAAAATCTAAAATTTACCCTAGCGAGTCGGAGCGGAGGGATTCGAACCCCCATGCCGTTAGGACTTGATTTACAGTCAAGCGAGCCAGCCAATTGCTCAACACTCCGAAATACAGGATGGTACACTGTTCCAAATTAAAAGTTTGATAGTATATATTGCTGTAACCATCCTTTGGTTATCCGAGAGGGCTTCGAACCCCCAGATTCTCCCTTCAAAGGGGAGTGACTTTGCCAGTTTGTCTATCGGACAATAACTTCCCATAACTTATTTTTTAATGGCTTATGGGAACCATTATTTTCTTCCTTTAACCCATCTTTCATTTAGATAGGTTTCAAGCTCTTCTTTCTTAATTTTCTTATTAATACTATCTTTAGTTATCCAACATGTACCGTACTGTGAATTATTTTCACCAATTCCAGCACCTTTTTTAGCTTCACTCATCTTTTGTTTAGTTTCATCTGAATGTTGTTTACCTTTGAAATTATTTTCATTGTTTTTAAGATATCTTTTAACACCATTAGATACTGATTTTCGGTATTCTTTTGTTTGTTTAGCTTTGGTTATACTTATTTTTCTTTTTTCACTGTCACTAAAATTTTTAGAACCAACTAATAAAAATTTTAGTCTATGTTCTTCATTAACAAAACCACCAGTCCCACCTAATTTTAAATTCATACAGTTTTTATCTATAATCATTTCTGGTGTGATTGCTTTTATTTCTGCTTCAATCAACAATTCTCTTGTATCAAAGAATTCTAGTATTTCCTTCTTATGATTATCAACACCATACTTGCGTATACTATATCTTAATCGTTTCCCACTACCCATATAACCATCTTCTAAGTTAATGGTGCTGTGCATACCTATGTAATATCTACCAGTTATTAAACAAGTAGTCTTGTATAAGTAATGTATTGTTTTCGGTTTCCTCGCCATATATTCTTTTATTATAAATATAAGGTAAGGTACAAAAAAGTCAAGGGTCGAATAGGCTGGATTCGAACCAGCGTGCTCGGCATTCCAAATGCCGCTAGATAAACCGCTCCTATACTACTCGTTAAATTACGTTCCTATCTCTACAGCAGTTTACGTACAACTATAACTGTTCGTAGGGATACAGAGACTCGAACTCTGATGATGCCTACGTCCCAAACGTAGTGACTTAGCCAATTAGTCCACATCCCTATAAATTACATTCCTACTAGAGTTTATGTATAACTTAATTACCCAACATGTCAAAGAACATATAAACTTTATTTTTTGTCCCGTTTATAAAATTATGGACATAAAAAAACCCGAACTGCAATTAGCGATTCGGGTTTTAAATATCTTGTTGTTTTAATGATTAAATGATTTCCTCACTACCAACTTGATATGACACACCCGTCACACTAGGCTTCCCGCCTTGCGTATACTGTTTCGGTTGATATGTCGTACCTGTTGTTCTCATTTTATTTTTTTTAATTATTTTTTACTGTTTCTATTAAATATATGCAAATATACTAAAAGTTTATAATATATGCAACTTTTTTTTAAATTATTTTTTTTAACCCACAGGTTTGATTGCTCAGGGACCCATGGTAATTATTTTTTAGAAGCGGATTCAGGACTCGAACCTGGCTATGGGGTTATGAGCCCCTTGTGCTACCAATTACACCAAACCGCAATATGTTCACCATAAGGGACTTCAACCCTCATCTCCACTCCCAAACGGAATAGTGCACTTACTTTGTGCTAATGGTAAATAATGTTAGCCAGAATCATCTTTTTTTTCATAAACGAATTTTTGAATTTGCTGAACTGATTCTTATGCTAATTTTTTGAGACTGTCCAGATTTAATAATTACCTTATTCACCTTAAATATGCGGCGATTAAATAGTTTATTCACCGCAAGGTTGTTATGGCAGTGTAACCCTGTCTCGTAATATCTTTATCCCAAAATGATTTTTTGTGTTTTTCATCCCAGCGGATTAACCCATTTTACGTCTTCGGCTTTGCTTTGGTGAGAGTCTACTGTTATTCGACTGCATCCTACTTGCACCTGTTGGGGTGGTCTGACGTTTAACCTTTTTTTTATATGGAAGTCTTACCATCTTTATTAATTCCGTAGTTCCAATGATACAAGTACCATTTTTCCTTACCAATTAATATCTCATGTAGTTTGTCTGTTTGGTTGCAGAACTCATTTTTTTGGATAAATGTTTTATAATAAATTAAAGAACGTTTTCTTATTTGTTTTACAAAGATAGTAACTATTTTTTGATTTGTCAACTACTTTATGAAAATATTTTAATATTTTTTAAAAATTCCACTCATTATTTGGTTTAACATCTTGATTATCAGTTAAATCAGTAATAAAAGTTTTTTTATTAATATCATCTCTAATTCTAGCTGCATCTTCATATCTTTCTTCAGTAACGGCTAACTCAAGTTGTTTTTGTAATGGTAATTCTTTTTTGACACCAGAAGTTTCAAGTGGTGAACCCACCATTTCAATTTTAACTATAGTACCATGTTCATTTTCCCATTCAGTTCTTTCAAATGTGTAACCACCATCTTCATATCTAGATACCGATTTAGGTTCACCTAATTCACTTTCATCATCATTTTTTAATGATTCTCTCATATTCATTAAAGTTTTAATGAATTTTTGTAATTTCTCATTTTTCTTATTCCCATTATTAAAGGATTCGTCAAAATTATCAAACATAACTATTTTTTATTTATTGATTTATTATAATTTATATTGTCAAGTAAAATGCCAAATAATATTTAGTGACATTTAGTCATTAAATATCTATTTTTAAAAAATCTTAACTGACAATTAGTCAGGTATTAATTTTTCTTAACTTTTTTAATTAGGTGTTTAATAGGGTTTACCTTAGAAAAGTGAAAATAAAGACCAAAGCAAAATGCTGATAATAGGTAAAAAATAAATGTGGTAATTCCATAAGAACCTGTTAGTTGAAATATCATGTAAAATAGTATATCGAAACCCATCGGATTGAAGAACATTCCTAGCATTAGCATTATTATCGATATTTTTCTGTTTACTGGGGTCACTGTCCATAATTTTTTTAATTTGTTTATATTATAAAAACCGCTACATATAAATATATAGCGGTTTTAGTTTATTTAAGTTATTTTTTTAAAACCAACAAGTTATCATAGATACCCCTGGTATTAAACCGATAGCGTGAATTATTTCCTCTTTCCAAACTGGACCTTCAAAGTCACAATTTAATAATTTCACGATGTTTACAATCCAAGCTACTAAAACGTAAGCCCAAATTAAAAATGGTATTAAAGCTAATTTTCTCATTTTTTTTTATATTTTGTTTATACAAATATATGTATAATTTTTTAATTAAACAAATAAAAAATTATCTTCTATAATTAGGACCATTTACGATTAAAAAGAAAAATATAAGGATGATAACAATTGCCATATTATGAATTTATTAAATCATTTTTAATTACATTAACTAGATTTAAATGTTCTGTACCAAATTTTTCCCAAGCTAAACCCATTTGTTTCAAATCGTAATGTTTAACTACCGTACTATAATCTTTAATACCATCTTTATGACCAATCACATAGATACTATCAGCCAATTCAACAGCCAGGTTAATATCATGTGTTGAGAATATGATAGTATTCAATTCATGACTCTCTTGAATTAATTTAAATGCTGATTTAACATTCTCAATGTTACCAACATCTAAACCACTGAACGGTTCATCAAATACCATAAAATGACCTGATGATAACAGTTGTTCAATAATAGCAGTTCTTTGTCTTTGGCCACCAGATAATTCACATGGGTAT